CATATATACATTTATGTCATGAACCTTGTTCCAATCCCCATAGTTTGCACTTCTTGAGTTAGCAACTTCATGCAATAGGGCATACGCACTTCACTGAAATGGGTGATGTTCTTGCAATTGCGACATTGATATATGTTTTTCTCTGGTGTGACATTGCACATCAAACCACACTTTTTGCAGACAAATACACGATAATTGTCACTACATTCCATAATCCTCTCTTTCAAAAACTGCATGATGCCGTGAGCCCAATTGCACTCAATCTCCATCTCTCCTAAACGCAAGCCACCATCTCGGCTTCTACCGTCGCTCGGTTGGTGTGTCATCATCACTATAGGCCCATTGCTACTTCTTGAGTTTCCTGTCCAAACTGGAATACCATTCCTTCTCACATAGAACACTTGTGATGGCACTTGCAAGCAATAAACTGGTCCATCATAATCATACACATATTCCTCTTGAATGCTTTGCTTTTTGTGATGTCCGTGGTTGACTTGTGGTGTGTTCTTGTGCTTCACGACCGACAGACGCCATACTGGATGTTGAGCAGTAATTGTTCTACCATCTTTTAGCTGAGCACTGTTTCCAACAGGAATATGCATCGTTTTGTTGGATGACCAACCTGCATGTAAGCATAACTGCATAAACTGATCGGCCAAATCGTTTGAAGATGTGTAGTACACAGATGCACTTGTGCATTTGTTCCAACTACCATCTCCCAACATCATTGAGTGTATCAATAGCCTTGTTTGTTCCTTGCTCAATTCAAAACACCATTCTGGTAATTTCTTGTTTGGTGCGTTCACACTTAATGGTGCCATGTATGTGTAAAGTTGTTTATTGGTTATGAATAACTTTTCCCTTTGAATGTTGTAGTTGTAACCCATTTTGTCCAGTGCAGGATATAGAGCATCTTTAACTCTTTGTTTGTTGACAGACAATGTGATTGTGTTACCTTTGTATGTTGACTTGTTTGCCCATCCTTCTGCATACCATATTCCAAAGAATGTCAACCATGCATCCATGTCAAGCACCTTGGAAGGTTTGTTTCCAACTGCAGGTAAGATGAATTGGTATTCTTGATGTTCCCATTCACCGTCTTTTTTGTATTTGACGGTCTTACCCACAAGCTCCTCTGCTGTAACCAATTCATGTTCTTTCCAGTAAATCTTTCCATTTGACCATCCACGACGTGATACATACATGCGATGATTGATGGTGACATCCAAATCAACTTGTTGATTCTTGATGCGATACATCTTACCCTTGTAATTGGGGAAGTGTAAAACATTGATTGGATACTCATACACAACCTTACCATCCTTGAGGGTAGCCACTTTATCATCTTTTTGAACCAGTGCAATAGGCTTCCAACCATTGAGCGTGAGAACATCATGTTCTTCTGTCAAGCAATGGATCTTATCAATTGTCATGTGTTTCAACCTCTGGTAAAATGTAGGACCAATGAATATTTCGGTATGAATTTGTTCTCCTGTTCTGCTATTGTAGAGGATTTGGTTGCCATGTCGCTCCATACCACATTTGTTTTCAAGGATGTCTGCTAACTCTTCAACAGTCGTTCCGTTGAATGGTGTTGCATAACCATACGTTCCCAATTGCGCGCATGCTTTTCCCATGATGCATTCCATCAATTGACCAATGGTCATACGTGAGGGAATAGCATGAGGGTTCATGATGATGTCAGGAACCAGCCCATCGGCAGTGAATGGCATGTCTTCTTGGCGGTAAAGAATACCGCAAGTTCCTTTTTGCGAGTTGTTCCATGAATTTTCCATCTTCATGGCTCGGACTGTATCTTAAGCTTTCAAAGGAGATTGCTATTCTCCTCCAGCCCACACCCGTTCAGTCTCTGTAGTGGTGTCATATCCTTGCATAACGGACTTAGACACTCACCTGCGGATTGCCCCATACTTGCAAACTTCTTACCATTGGGAAGTGGAATTACCACTGTTCCTCTTTATCAATTTCTTGATAAGAGTGGTATTTGCAAGCTTGTAGGAGGGTTTCCCGCAACAAGGTGTGTTGCATTGGTTTTTCAACCAATACTAGCAAGGGCTTTGCTTCCCTTACTATGGCCTGATGTTGACCATGTCTTGAGTTTCCTGACCAAACAGGATACCCATTTAGTCGTACATAGATTACACCGTCTCCTTGCGGAACAGTGCAACAATACACTTTACCTTTGAAATACTCCCAGCTGTCAAGGCATGTTGTATCTTTGCTATCATCAACCATATTCTTGTTGACCAATGGTTCGTTTTGCTTTGTGACTATTGTCAATCGATAAGCATCATAGTTAGAGGTGATGGTTTCACCTGTGCTTTTAATTGCACAATGTCCTGCTTTGTACTTCAAAGCTTTGTTGCAAGACCAACCTGCATGTAGGCAAAGGCGTTGAAAGTCATCTGCAAGTCTTGATGATGAAGCATCATACCTTCTTGTCCCATTGTTCATTGTATGACCATCTCCAAGACACATACCATTGATTAACATACGACACATGTCCCTGGTTAATGACCATACCCATGTTGGTAGGAATTTGTCAGTTGATTTTCCAAAACTACTCAGGTATGAAGTTAGGCATTTATTTGAAAGACTCCATCTGTTATTATCAGTATCTGTTGATTTGTCTTTGCCTTTTGTGAAACTGATACCACATGTGTTTTCAATCTCATTGAGAGCATTTTTGACCCGTTCCTTATGCGTAGCAATCTGTGTATTGTACGGTGCTGACACACTTCCTTCCGCAATCCATATACCAAAGAATGATAACCACTGATGCATTGGCATGTAGAATTCCCCATTGCTATTGACTATCCTGAAGGCAACAATGCAACCAACGTCATTCAGTTCAAACTCTTTGGGCATCACATCACTCGGTGTGAAGTAATCAACATTCTTCTTATAAACCCTTCTTTTTTGAAAGCAGTCTTCGGCAAGTTCCATTCTGTATTGTCCAACTCTTGTCCGCACATACATACGATGGTTTGGTGTAACCTGTAGCTTGACTTGGTTACTATTGACACAATACAAGTTGCCCTCAAAGTCATATTCTTGAAGTTGACTTGGATTTTGGTAGATAAGACGCCCATCAACAAGAGATGCAACTTTGTCATCTAACGTGATGCCGTTGATAGGTTTCCAACCACTTTCGGTAAGGACTTCATGCTCATCAGTATAACAACTGAGTTTATCTCCGATAGTAGGGACACGCTCGCTCCTCAGTCTCACCTTGGCAAAATTGTATCCATCGCCATTGGTGTTTGTAAAGTATTTGTCGTTTGCACCATTTCTATCAACAACTCCTGTATCTGTTGCTTTCAAAGCCATACTGTTATCTTTGTAGTGGATGACATTGTTTATCTTAGTAGGCATAACCTTACCGATGATGACATCCCCACCTTTGACAGGTGTATTCTCTGGTACAAATCCTGTGTTGTCAAGTTTATCGTAGTTATACGGCTTGATATTCCTCACAACAGTTGTATCTGGTCTCGTGAAGAATTCCTCTTCTCCATTGGAATGGTTCTTGTTATTCAACTCCTTATAGGTTCTATAATAGGTTGAAGTAAATAGACCACGATCCACTGCAGATTTGTTCAAGATGACTGAATCTTCTTGATTGAAACCAGTGTATGTTGCGATAGCAACTATAGCATTGATTCCAGATGGAAGACTATCATTATTCACAATCACCGATGGATTTGTCTTGACAATAGGTTTTTGCCCATAATTCAACACATGACCCATGGTGTCATACCTATACCTGTAATTAGAACTATAAACTCCAATTGCTTGTTTGGCCATCGAGCTTTGATAAGCTACCCTGGGAGCTTGATTATGATCAGAGAATGGAATGCAACTTGCAACCAATCCCATCACCAGACTTGGATGTATCTCCATATGTGTGTAATGCTTACCTTTCAGCTTGCCTTCAACAACGTCTTTGTAATTCATTGCAATTAATGCACTATTGGTTTCTTCCACGTCCATATATTCAACAACGGATGGGAAGTCATCATTACCACAGACTAATTCTCGCCAAGTCAGTTTACCTTCCTTGAGTTGTTGAACAATCTGTTCTGTCATCCTACACTCATTGTTTTCAACAATCAGCAATGGTCTCACACATCTACCACCCTCGGTAGATATAGACACTTCATTGTTTTGAATGTTCCAAACAACACTTGTATAGACATTGATTGAACCACATCTTTTCAAATACTTTAGTTTGTTGTATAACACATGTGGGTGATGATGAACGCCGATGATGTCTCCGTTGATCAATACATTAGTGTATTGCCCAAACATTTCAACATCATAGCCGTTCTTCACGCCAAATGGAATGACACCAAGTTGTTCTTCGATAATCTCTCGCACATTTGTTGAATTTGAACAGATAGTGATATTTGCCATCATCGCCATATTCTTGACCAAACCAACTCCCGCACCTTCGGGAGTTTCCGCCGGGCAGATAATGCCCCATTGGGTTGCATGTAGTTTTCTTGGCTGAACAAGCTTGCCTGACTTTTCAATTGGTGTGTTCACTCTTCGCAAATGAGAAAGCGTCGCGTTGTAAGTCATCCTGTTGAGAACTTGGGCTACACCTTGTTTATTCTTATTACTTTTGATACCCCAATTTCCAGTTGAAAGAGCATACTTCAAACCAGAGTCAATAGTAGTGGATTTGACAATCTTATACACATTGACTTTGTTGATGACGTTGACAAGTTTGTTAGAAACTTTCCAACCGCCTGTGTTTATCTCTTTTTGCACCATGTTTTTTAGGTCTTTGACCATTTTACCATAATACTGTCTGAAAATTGAAGCGAGTAATACACCAGGTGTATCAACACGTTTATTGATGTACGAATCTCTGTCATCAAACTCACATATTCCAAGGAAACATTTCATCAACTTACGAACCATGAAACCCAAATACAACGCCTTCTTTTTAAGATCTCTACCAACATGTGGTAGCACTTCTTTTTCAAGAACTTGTCGCACAAGTGTAATCCTGTTCATACGGTTTTGAAGATATTCCTTTGGATAACCAGAGATATTGAGATACTTTGAAAGATACTCAATAGCATCTCTTTGGCACAACACACTGGAACCCTCATCAATACAAGCCATCAATTGACTTGTTATAAGTTGTCCAACTTCCGAACCAATGTTAAACACAATGTACTTGATAATTTCTTTGTCATTAGCAAGCCCAAAGGCTTTGAAGAGAATGAAAACAGGAATATCTATCTTGATGTGATGAATATTGACACGAATGCAGCGACCAAATTGATTAGGTTTAGAACTCATCTTTAGAGTGGTAATCTTTGGAACACTCAGTTTATTTTCCTGCACAGAGCGTATCTCAGCAATGTGTGAATAAGGAGAAACTTTGTTGCTTATGAACACGAAAGTTTTATTCTCTGAAATTCTATCTTGACTGATTATGACTTTCTCATTACCATTGATGATGAAGTATCCACCGTAATCGTACTGACACTCATTGGCTTCAATGCATTGATTTTTCAAAATACAGTAGTTTGAACGAACCATGATTGGAAGTTTACCAAGGGATACATTGTTTATCTTCTTGGTTTCGATAGAATACTCACCATCTTCTCCCATTGACTTTGTAGTGATCACGAGATTGACACTCATCGCCGAGGAGTATGTAAAATTCCTCAACCGAGCATCATTGGGTGTCATGTTCTTTGTGCTTCCATCCTTCTCATATATCAAAGGCTTGACAAATGTTGGATTCTCAACTTGTATACTGATCATATGCTTGAAACTATCAGTTTCAGGAATGTAATTGTGATTTATCTCAATAGGATTGAACCCTTCAATGATCTGCCCCACTTTTCGAAGGACAAAGTCGTTGAATGATTCAATCTGATGTTTGATAAGTTGAGAGCCTTTGTTAGGCTTAAAGTATTCATCTATCACCTTCCAACTTCCTTCAGCCATAATGACATTGACGTCACTGATGTTGCTTGAAGAAGACGCTGTTTGAGCTGAACTCTTTGCTTGTTGCATTGTTAAACGCTGTCGCAAAAGCCTATAAAATAGATGCACAACTACTGTGTTTAAATCACTTATTTTATTCTAATACTTCTTCAAATTTTTCATCCTCCTTAAGTGCTACCTCCAAGTCCAATCTACAAACAGGACATTTTTTGTTTTTATGAAGCCATTGTGAAATGCATCCGTTACAAAATACATGATTACAGAGCAACTTTCTTGGCATCTTTACTTCATCAAGACAGATATGGCAGTCACATGCCAAGTGTTCATTCTCACTCACAAGATGTGAAACCTGATTGATGTCTGTGATGCCTACATCGACATTTCCTATTAGGTTTGAGATGTATGTATTGAATTCATAACCATCATCATTATCTACTCGACCGTAATCAGTCATTAAAGCAGTCAAGTCATGTAATCTTGACAACCTTGATAATGGTGTGTCTATATCTAATGCATTGCGTGTGTTTGGCGCGCTTAGTGTGCTTGTAGTGCCAAACAAAACATCAAGAAACATGCCTGTTGCATTCATTCTCATAGAATTTCTGCTCCTTGTTATGTTGTCGTGTTCACTTGTATGTCTTTCAATATCTTCTAATGGAATGTACAACAAACATCTTGGACAAAAAATGTTGTTATCATAGAAGGTAGTAGTGAATGTGTGAAAGTGGGTGTTCATTATGAGATTACAATCAAAATCAACTTAATATAATTTCATAGAAAATATATTTACAAATCGACCAAAAGAATAGCAATGTTATCAGTGGAACCACGAGAACGTGCCAATGTTGCTATATACTCTAATACGTCTAAGTGTGTGTTTTTGTGTGTACTCAGAATCTTGCTGATTTCAGTATTGTTGACAACGTCCCATACACCATCGGTGGCAAAAAATAAGTAAGAAAATGATGATGCAACCCTTGAACATGTTATCTCAGGTTTCCATGTGACATGAGGGGATAAATCCAAATCTCCTATGCTTCTTGACACTGCAAGGCTCCCATTTACTCTATCAACGTCTCCTTTGAAGCAAGGAGCAACAAAGCCACCAGATTTTATTATTCTTTGATACTCGTCTTCCCTGTTTGGTTTATGGTCGTAAGTAAGTTGCACATGATTGCTGGATAAAGCGTTGTTAGATAAAACTGCTATTGCACGACTGTCCCCACAATTTGCAATCCAAATGTTAGTTCCTTGTTTCAGAGCAACAACTGCAGTTGTCCCTTGTATTCGTGATGTAACTGCAGGCAAAAGTTCTACAACAAGTTGAAAGGAACGGTATAGCACCTCTTCTTCAGTCATGTTAATACTGGTCTTATTGATTAGTAGTGTTTTGACAATTCCTCGCATGTTACGGTGAACAAAATTGACAACATCAGAACCACCATGACCATCAAATATAGCATAGTATTCATAGTCTCCAACCAATGGCTGACAGTAATCTATCCTGTCCTCCATGTACTCCCTTGATCCTTGGTTTGTGTAAGTTACAATTGTGTTGGACATCATATACTATGTTATCTGCTTTTTTCTTCGTGGTTTGTCTGTGGTATATTGTTTTGTACTGCTACTCTTGACTTGACGACCTTGTTTTGACTTGCAATCACTATTGTTCTTTAAATGTTTATATAGTTCTAAAATGACTTTTTCATACATGAGACATTCTTTGGATTTTGTATTCTGATGTTCACATGAAGCTATTGATGAAATCATGTCTGAGATGTCTTGACCGAACTTGAAAATGATATACCTGCAGAATTCAGCAAAAGGAACACCAATATGATATAGTTTATACACCATTTCTCTCGTTGTCATGATAATGTTAACTTGCTTTTTCTCATTTTGCAACTCTGTAATGAACTTGTCAAAGACATCTTGCCATAGTAGTGTTGATGCCATTGTTGATGATGTAAGTTGAAGGAATGTGATAACATTGCCTTTGGCTCTTATGAATATGGGGTAGTAATCTTCTAAGCTTTTGGGTAAGTTGCAACACTTTATTATATTTGCCAACGTAAAACAACAATTTACCAAAAGTGCTCTGCTTGATATGGACTTCTCTAAGAAGGTATGTCTCTCCATAGTCAATATCCACCTTGCTGTGTTACTCGTATCTATCAATCTTCGCAACTCAAGGTACAAATTTCTGTTTATACTCATGTTTGCATTCTTGACAACAAAGATAAACTCACTTGTATAGATAGGTTTGTTTTTTATTAGACTCTTGATATAATGCAAACTGTTTTCTGTCAGTTCAAACTCAAAATGGTATCTTGAAGAAATGAATGAACCTGAATCGGGTGATGAAGCGTCAAAGAAATGTTGTCTGCAAATAAGGTCATGAGGAACAGTGGCAGTGTTACCATCAGCATTGATATGAGACTTCACAATCATACATGCAATACGATTGAGGATTGCATATTCATTATTATGCAGTACAACAAGATTCAGACCACCAATAGGATCACTTCTGATGATATTCAATGTGCTCTCTTGTAGCAACAAGGGAAGTTTATCATCCAATGTATTTAAGAAATCACATATTTCTTTACAGAATATGTCCATTGATGATTTCAATCCTTATGAAGAATTGGGTTTAAATACAAATGCAACTCCGCAAGATATCAGAAATGCGTATAAGAAGCAAGCTTTACAATTTCATCCAGACAAATCAGAAGGCGATGACATGAAGTTTAAACGTGTTAATCAAGCATATCAAATTTTAAATGATCCTTTCCAAAAGGAGTTATATGATGCAAAACACAAAAACAAAACAAGTGAAGAGAATGCAAAAATATTGGAGGAGTTCCTTTCTAATGTTGTCACCATGTTACATGAGAAATTCAAGGAAAAATTAAACAGTAAGATTGACAGTTGCAACATAAAAAAAGAAAACAAAGAGAAAACAGTTGATACATCAGTTGATACATCAGTTGATACATCAATTGAACAAGAACCTTTGAAAATAGAATTAGATGTTGATATTAAAGACGTGTACAATGAGGAAGTAAAGAAAATTGTTATTAAGGTTCGTAATCAAGACAAAGACATCCTTAAACCTTTCTACCTTCCATTGTGTGATTATCAAGACATGTATTGCTTTGAAGGAGATGGAGATAATGGAGGAGACATCAACATCAAACTAAACATTGTGAGCAATATCATGCCACATATCAAACAAGATAGTCTAATATCAAAATATAATTTGTATATTGAAACATATCTGTCACTATATGAATATTATTTTGGGGGGGAGAGAAGCATTCCCTTTTATGATGAAAACATACTAATCAACTTGTCGCCTTTTGCAACTAATGATGGTGTGTACAGCACTGAAACGCATTTTGTGCATGTAATCAACAATAAAGGACTTCCATACATAAATGAAAATAACGAGCGAGTGCGTGGTGATCTATTTATTCACTTCACCTTGATGCTTCCACAACTTTGCCCAGATGGATTATTAAATTGCCAACCCATCTTAAAAACATTTTTTCATGGTAAAAATGAATGAATTTTTTGCTTTTGTTAAAGAACACTTTGAAATCTTTAATAAAGATGTGGTTCCCAAATTGATAGGTAAGATACCTTTAGTTTCATCACAAACTAAATTGTCAAACGTTGTTCCTTATAACATCAATTATCTTGATACACGTCTTCAAAACAAAATAAATCAAACTACATATTGGCATACCAAATATACATTGACATTTAGAAATTTACCACTTACAATTAATATTTGCTCACCAACAAAAAGGAAACAACAAAACAACAATGTATTGTATATTGTGCTGTTTACAATATATTATTGTCAACAGGTGATGAGCATGCGGAATTTCGCAATGTCAAACAATACTTTGACTATTGATATTGTTCTATCAAAATACAAAAAAATACTCACAAAATCCAATATGATAGATCAATATACTGTGAATAGTGGTGTTACGTCTTTTGATTATAGCCATCAAACAGTAAATATCTTGGTTTTTAGGAGAGAAGAAGTAGCTAAAGTATTAATTCACGAAATCATTCATGCCATGCGTGTTGATGATCCAAAACCTGCGCACGTCGTTAGCAATTCTGTGAGCACATTCTTTGGTGCCAACATGTATTTGAATATAAATGAAAGTTTCACAGAGGCATATGCTTGTATGTTGAACATTGCTTTGGCTGCTCTTGTTCAAAAAAAGAGTGCATTGGGTTTCAAACAATTTTTCAATGTCGAAAGGACATTCATAAAAAACCAAGCAATGAATGTATTACAACGGCTTGACTTTCAGATACCTGGAGGTGTTTTGCTCCCTCCAAAGAACTACAAAGAAGTAACAAATGTCATTTCTTATTACGTTTTGAAGTATATTTTGTATGAGAATATTAATGTATTTTGTACTTTTTTACAAGTGGGTGAATACAAATTAAATGATATAGATGTGTATATTGATTTCATATACAATCTTTTAACAAAACACAAATGGATAAGTAAAAGTCAGATTGATAACAATGATGATACATCATTACGTATGTCTGTAGTCGATTTGGTCGACATTTTGGGAGGCAACCAGAAAGCATATAAGACTTTTTGTATTTAATCAAGTATCTACTAACACAATGGCACCAAGAAAGAGTTCCAAGACTTCCACCCCTGAACAAGTTGTTGAGAATGTTGTTGAGAATGTTGTTGAGAATGTTGTTGAGAATGTTGTTGAGAATGTTGTTATTCCTCCACCAGTTGAAACTGAAAGCGTTGCGGAGGTTCAAGATGTTGTGCAAACGGAGGTTGTAGAAGATGCTCCTGTAGATAAGTTTGAGCTTGTCTTGGCTATCTTGAATAAGACACTAACTGAGACCAAGGAAGCAATTGCCCTTGTCAAGACTTTGCAGAAGGAGGATAAGAAGTCAAGCAAGAAGGGGTCTAAGAAATCAAAGAGAAGTGATGATACAAGGACTTCTCGCCCTGCAAGTGGCTTTGCAAAGCCAACCAAGCTTTCTGAAACTTTGTGTTCGTTTTTGGGAGTTCCAGCAGGGACAGAAATGTCAAGGACAGATGTCACTCGTGTCCTAAACCAGTACATCAAATCCAATAATCTACAGGATACCAACGACAAGAGAACGATCGTTCCAGATGAGAAGCTAAAGTCCATCCTTGACACAACTGATGGAAAACTTACCTACTTTACTCTCCAGAAGCATATCAAGCATCATTTCGTGAAGGCATAAAAACTTGTTGATGTGCAAAAATCAAGTTTATTTTTGTATCTGTTTATGTAAGATAACACATAAGACAACACATAATGGACAAGTCTTTTGTAATTTCAAGTATTAAATTCAAAGATACCACAAAAGATATTGAGGTATACAATGATACGGTGTTGTCCACAGATTTACTCTTTGTACCTGCAAAAAACTCTGTTTTGGATGAATACGAAACTTATGGAAAAATAGAGGAACATATGGAGTTAAGCATTGAACTGTATTGTTTACAGAAGCAAACTCAATCTATAGTTTCTTCTCTAGCAAAATATAAGCCATCTATGTTGAAAGCCAACAATATATACATTGTTTTGAGAGATGTAATTCATGTTGTTAACTTTGCTACTTTGATAAACGCATTGGACGAGGTTCTCTTCAATGACTGTGGAAAGTTTGAAACATTTTGGGTGCAAGACAAAGAATACAATCTTGAATCACTGTATTACAAACAAGAATCTTGGACTGATGATATTTTGGGGATGGAAACACAATCATTTGCCTTCAATCAAGGTTCAACATTGAATATTGATGAAGGGATGTTCTTAATCATGATGTGTGATAGATGGCTAAAGTGCTTATCAAAAGCACATGCCATCAGTGAGAATAAACAACTGTGTGCTGTCACCTCTCGTTTTGTGAAGAAAATGCAACATTGTTTAGATTGTATATTTGACCATCTATTTATAAGTTTATGCAGTGAAGAGGAACTAAGTCTTATGAAGCAATTGAAACACACACGACAACATACAAGACAGAACGATAGACTTTGTCAAAAAAAATTGAAACAGACAGAACAAAGTATATATTCATAACAATCACAAAAAGCACTTAAAGGCATTACGAGTTTATTGTATCAATACACAAACACGATTATCAACATGGACTCTATTGTGTTGCCCTCTACTTTGAACGTGGCTAACATCTCATACAGTGCTCCAAGAACTTTGGACAATGGTGGTCGAGTGATCTATATGAATTTGAATAGGTCTCCTATCGTCATACAAACACCAGAAATGGTTGCGCCTTATGGTGTAAGCAACTGGAATGATGACGGCAAGGGTCCTGACAAGTACACTCTTGACTTATCATTCAAGGGAAAGGAAAGTCGTGAGAAGCTCAATGAATTCTTTGAGAAGATGTCTGCATTGGATAAGAAATTGGTTCATGATGGTGTTGATAACTCCATGACATGGTTGAAGAAAAAAATCACTTCTGCAGATGTCGTTGAAGCTCTATATACACCCATTGTTAAATACGCTAAGGACAAGACGACAGGAGAAATCACTGATAAATATCCACCTTCTATGAAGTTGAAGTTGCCCTTCAACAATGGTGTATTTCAGTGTGAGGTTTATGACACAAAGAGGAAACAAGTCAATCTAAAGGAATTGATTGACAATGGTTCTCTCAAGGGTGCCAAGGTGACCGCTATCATTCAATGTTCAGGAATATGGGTTGCTGGTGGTAAGTATGGATGCAGTTGGAAAGTACTCCAAATGCGTGTGTCTCCACCACAAACTATTAAGGGTTATGCATTCAAAGAGATTGAAGACGATAAAGCCGATGATAGTGATATTGAGGATGAGCATCAATCTAACAACCAACCTTCTGGGGTTTCCAACAATGTTGCAACAAACAAAGCAAGTGACGAAGACGATGAGTACATTGAATCAAGCGATGACGAGTTGGAAACATCTGTTAGAAACAGGAATTAGACGGTGTTTATAACTTATATTTTTTTTTATGTGTTCATGATTATAGATTACATCATGAATGTGATAGACTTAGAAATGGAAGTTGAAGACCTGGCTGAATTAATGTTTCAAAAAAACGTTAATAATGTCCCATTGGAATTATGTATGAGTGGCATTGAAAACAATAAAGATATGTATTACTTTTGTTTAGATTTGTTTTGTAAGGGACTTATACTACTGTTTAGTCAAGATGACAAGAGTGTAACTGTAGAGGATTTGACGTATGATGACTTTGATTTGGTTAAAAGCAAAATGTCATGTGCTGGAATACAAGTATCGTTAGATGTCATCATATCATCCAATGAACATGTTCAAACAGAAACTCTAACAAATCTTCGTGAGATTGAGAAAGAGTCCGATAACAAACCTCTGCATGACTATAAATTCATCCTTAACACAAAGTCATGCCTATATGTTGTTTCATTCTCCTTATTCCATAATCTCTAATCAAAACGAATGGTCATTGTGCCTGATAGTTTGTTCATATTCTTTATAGACGACTTAGATAACTGACTTCTTCTCTTTCGTTTTTGAACAAGTACACCATTATCTGTTTGAACTGTTTTTACTTTGATGTTATCATTATCTTTTTTCTTGTTTTGATTTTGTTTTTGTGTATGTAGCATGTCTTGTTCGATGACGACAACATGATCACGTATATATTCTAAGATATCGTTTTGAATAACCCATCTAAAGAAATTCAATTGTCCATGTGTAGTTTCAATATACTTATTGGTTTCGTAGTAGAACAGGATATGTTCATTGCGACGGAATGGGTCAAACTTCTCCTTGGAATAAGCTTTCAACTGGTTTCTGTAACTCAAATATACATTGAAGTGGATGATATTCCCATTCAGTTCTTTGGTAATCACTGTATTGTTCTTTTTTGCAAAATTCGTTACAAACCAATCTACTAAACGTAATGAAACATCTGAACGCTGCTCAATAAGTGGTATGACTTTGTTTATATTGGTCTTTACATTGTAGAATTTTGACAACGATATCATCAATAAATCCTTAGAGTCCGAAATCTTTGCGTTTTTTTTGTTTGTACTACGTCTTAAGTCATTATCCATATATAGGGATATACGTGTTTTCTTATATGCGTTTAAAGCACCATTTACCTAACCACACCATCAACGATATACAAGACATACGAGGTCTGCATTGTGTGTAAATACGTGGGTAATCACATGACATGGACTTAAAGTTTCTGTTATTGTAAAGGGTAATGGAGTATGAGGATGAAGTGATCAACTATGATGATGAACTATTCATTTGGAAGGGAAGAGCCATTCAACTAGAAACTGAGTATAATGAACTCATGAAACAATATGAACAGGTCAAAACCCTGAAGGAACAGTTGGAATTGCACATCTTGCAAAATGAGCAACCAAAGACATCTAAAAAAAAGAGAAACATGAGCCAATATCAACAAGAGTTCAAGGCATTCTTGGAGAAAAAAAAGAACGATCCAGATTTTATTGCATTAATAAGAGGCAAATTGGAGACATTAGAACTTGTCACACAAAACGAGCCTATTCCTTGGGTGATCCTTCGTAACGAATGCAAAAAACTCTTTAAAAACAACAGCAAAGAACATCAAAATATTTCATAGTAGTAATATGAACAACTCAGTAGCAATCATTGGTGGTGGCATCTCTGGACTATACATCGCAAACAAATTATTGGAACAAAGGTATCATGTAACTATCTTTGAAAAGTCAAACCGTTTAGGAGGCAGGGTTCACACAGTCCAGCTTAAAGGTTTAGGAAACATTGAGACAGGTGCTGGACGCTTCAATGAAAAACACAAACTACTACTAAAGTTGATACGAGATTGTGGTGCCGAGAGTAATGTAGGCAAGATACCTTTTCAAAAACGTTGGTATTACAATGGCACCAGTATTAACCATCGCAACTATTCTGACAACATTGAAAAACGTCTCTTTGCAAACATTACTAAGTGGTTAAACAAATATAGTAAACATGAACTTTTCAATATGACAATGAGAGATCTTCTATTGTTAGAGTTTCCTTCTAATACTGTTGTTGATATAGTGAGTGCATTTGGCTATAACTCTGAGTTTGAAATACAAAACGCTTATACTACTCTGCACATATTGTCTAAGGAGTTTAATGACAACATACAGTATTATTACTTGAATGGAGGTTTATCGCAACTTACAAGTAGCTTGGAGGCGATGATTAAGGAGAAAGGTGGAACATTACAATTGAATACAACTGTTATAGGATATGAGCCAACCAAGAACATTGTTTCTTTTGCTGTCAAAGGTCGCTCTGTTGAACAACAGTCATTTCAGAAGGTAGTATTTGCATGCACAAAGAAAGCACTATTAGCTTTCAGCGATTTGCTCAATTACGATCAAATGTTAATGAATTACATCCGTACCATTGAGATGGCGCCATTGAATCGTATGTTTGCATTATTTCCAGTTCAGTCTAATGGGTTAGCTTGGTTTGATGGAGTAAGACGAACCACCACAAATCTTCCTATTAGATACATCATCCCTTTTGATCCCAAAAAGGGATTAATTCAAATTAGTTATACTGATAATGAATTTGCAAGGTATTGGCGTAGCAAAAGTAATCAAGAATGTAAAACTGAAATAACTAAGCAACTAAGGTTGATGTTTCCAGACAAAGACATACCTGAGCCATTATGGATTAAGAGTTTCTATTGGAATGAAGGTGTTACATACTGGAAGCCTTCCTACAAAAGTTATAGGAATTCAAAAAACAAACCGTACTATATTGCTGGAGAGATTATGTCATCGACACATTCTGGTTGGATAGAGGGGGCACTACAAAGTGCCCATAATGTAATTGGCATGTTTACCACTCGTTAGTGTCAAGTGGCTTTCGCAATAGGTCAGGGTCAATCGTTGACATGTGGATGCCCCAACCCAGTGATTTAGGAATTGGTGGCTCACTACGAAGTTGCAAATTCGCATTCCTTAAGGAGCTTTGAACCGTGTCGACCCCAACATGAAAACCTGCAGTCAAGAAGTTTTGATCAGATAGATCACCTTGACCAGCAGGAGCTACCTGAGACCATTTGTTGTTTGCTGCATCTTTTGGAAGCAAATCCTCTGCCGTCAAACGGTCTTTAGGGAAGCAATCATTTGAAATTTTCTTTGTTTCAAAGGTAACTGGACGATACTCACTCTCCTGTGCTTCTTCGGCGGGTGAAACTTCATTTACTTGAGCAATGATTCCAGAGTTGTTGGTATTTACAAAAGGAAACTCGGTATTGGTATCTGCGAAGGATGAAGCGACTTGTTGCTGATAAAACTTTTCTGCCTGTTTAGTTGATTGCTTAGAGTTATAGTTGCTAATCAACCAAAAAAGCACAAGCGACGCACCTACAATCAATACTGCTCTTACAATAAGTGTATTATCCATTGTTTATTTATATCTAATATAATAATTTTAAGAAAAAGATTTGAGCCATCAACATTCCACAACATTCAACAACAATCATCTTCGACTTCTTCACAACATTTCAATATAGTTTCGATTGAATTGCTGTTTTCTAATGTCAAAATAGATTGTTTAATATTTGCTAACTTTGTGGAAAGGTCTTGTATATTATCTTCGATCTTACATGCGACATCAATCATGTTCTTTAGTTTCTCTTGTTTCATTGCAAACACTTCATCAAATGATGGATTAACATCTTCTTCGTCGTCATTATCAATTTCATATTCATCCCCGTCATGTAGGTCGATGTATCCATCTCCATTTTCATCCACACAACTAACACTATGTATTTCAAAAATGGGATAAAACTTCTGTCTTAAAAATGTTATGTTCTTCAACACAAACGTAGCATTGACTTTTTTGTTTAGCAGTTGTTCCTCAAGATCATCTAGATTTTTCACCTTGAGCCTAATAACAATACCATGTCTTTTATCGTAATGTATTGGATTAGTAAAATACTCCTCTAAGAAAGCCTCATCTATACTTGAGTTGAACCATTCGCTATGGTTAAGCTCAACCACCTCTAGAAGTGCAGACGTAAGTTCATCCAAGAAAGGTAAAATGGATTTGCATTTCAATACAAGACTGTTGCCTACTTCTTTAATCGCCATAACATTGGCACCCTTCATACAAACATAGAATGGTCGCTTATCCTTCTTGCAATATATTGGGCATATATAATGCCCATTCTTCTTTCGTGCTTTGCCGACACTCAAAGTGGCAATAGAAGAAGTTTCCATGTCTTCCATACTTTATAAATGTCTTGAATTAAAAAACCTGTAATATTAACGCAACACATTGTAAGCATGGAACAATCTAGAAGTTGTAACATGGTGTCAGCAATAACAAATAAGATTATAGGCATGATTATAAATGAGTTGAACAAGCCTGCAACTCAAAATCAGATACAGACACACATAGTAAATCCTGTTATATTTATAATATACAAACAACTGTACCCCTATATCTACGGATTTGTTATTGTAGTTGCATTAATGTTCAGCATGATGTTAGCAATTCTGTTGTGTTTTATCTTTCAAATTAAAAAAGTGATTTAACCTTGTGTCATATTATATCTATAATGGAGCAGGAATATGTTGACAAACTAAAGCAATGGATTGACTATGACAATTCTATAACGGACTTGAAAGCACAGCTCACAAGACTAAACGATAGCAAAAAGGAAATTGAAGACGATGTGCTCAAGTATGTTGAGCAGAGCAACTTGAGCGGTGTGAATGTGAGCATCAGTGATGGCATATTGAGATTTCCAAAGCGCAAGGTGCAACAGAGTATTACTATGAAATACATCCGTAGCAGTCTTACAGCATACAATGAAACTCATCAACAAGTCAATGTCGATGACATCTGTAAGTTTTTGACATCAAACTTAGAGACAAAACAGAAAACGTATATAAAACGAGATTATAAAGAAGGATAATTTTTAAAGCTATTATGTGAACATTGATGTAACATACATACCATGTTTGTTTCCAGTTGCTTTAACTTGGTATAGCAAATGTATTGTGGATTGCGTTTGAGGTAGTCTTCAAGTGCGTCCATATACATGGTTAATATAGTACGGATATTACGAACATTCTTTGCATACCAATCCTTGATTCGTATTTTTTTTGTGGTGCTAGGAGTGATGATAGGACCCGCAAATGTCCCACAAATGACTTCATCATTTACTCTATTGACGGTGCGTGGTTGAAACGCATACACTACTCTTCCGTTCGAACTAAACCTAATATGCAACATTTTGTGGAAATTACATAAGATGGACGTATTTATATTTAAATACTTGGTGTTTAATAGTAAAATGGCCGTCCAAAAACCGTCTTTTAGAAGCATCGTAAGTGAAGAACTCAAAGATGAACAAGAAGTTATTCAACCGTTACATTTTGACATATGGGACAATGTTGTTGAACGCATCAATTCAGAACCACAAGAAACTCGTGTGCAGTGTGAGAGTAAAACTATAGATGCAAATAAAGTTGGATTTCTCAATGGTTTTGCAGACCTTATCATGGATTTGACTTTGGAGATCAAAGAACATTATGGTTTCTATGGGATTGCAAACGATATCACAGTTGACAAAGTGATTGATTGTTTCGAAAACTCAGTTGTTGTAAGTATCAATGAAGACAATAACAATGAATTTTCATCGGATGATGATGATACTTTATCATAAACAAAAAAATATCTTTTGATAAATAAAACAATAATGAGCTCAACTGAAATTCCCAAAGAACCGTTTGCAGGTGCTTTCAGCCTCCAATCTGCAGGTGCCAAGCGCCGCTCAGGAACAAAGAAACCAGTTAAGAAGGAAACCAAGAAACCAACTACCAAGGGCACTAAGACATCTGCAAGGAAGTTGTCTAGTGATAACAAAGATAAGTCATCAAAGAGTAAGAAGGGTGGCTCTTTTGTTAGCGATGTTCAGAACCTTGCCGTTCCCTTTGCCATTCTCCTTGCTAAAGAGGGACTATCAAAGGTCTTCAAGAAGGATACAAAGGACACCAAAACTACCAAGTCTACCTCTTCATTGTCAGCCAAGAGTGCTTCACGTCCAGCCAGCACAAGACGTAGAAGCACACTCTCAGGTGGTTCATGCAACCTTGGTTGTGGTGCATTGACAGGTGGTCGTGCAGCACGTGAACTATTCCAACTGCAAAAGGAGATTGATCATTTCCTTGAGAAGTACTAAAAATAATATGAACATATCAAGATAAGACACGTACCATCACATCTTGTTCATATGAAACTTTATGGTGAGTAATACTCGACCATACATAAGATTCATTCTCAACATGTTGTGTTTCTTTTTTTGGGTCTTTGCAAATGCTTCTTGCAATCCACCAACTTCGTTTCAAAAAGACATCTCTGTTTTCATCCTCAAAATCTTTCTTCACCACTACAATTTTACCATTCGCAATTATTGCATTAACTTGCGTCATTATTTTATGTTCTTGATATTATAAATGGAAACTGCTTTATATACAGTTAAGATCCCTAACAAGGAGTATATTCCCCTGATTGAAGATATAGTAAGAATGGTCATTGTCCAAATGACAATTCAATTTTTATATTTCATCAATAATAAAGACGGAGAGGCATTCTTCTCTGTTGAATTCATTCTACTTCTTGTTTACATCATTCTTGGAGTATGTATTTACTGGCTAATATTTAAGAAAACTGTCATCTTCGTATAAATCATCGCAATTTTAAAGTGTATATTTGTAATGAGTCAAGTCAACAAAATCAAAGAACGACTGTTTAGCATGTTCAAAGACACATACGCATCAGAACAATGTGATTTGGCAAAATCTCTTTTGCAGAAAGATGTGAGCAAAAACGAAGACGTAGAAAACATAGAACATAAATTAGAAAAACACTCTATCATTCACTCTAACCTCCTAGTACAATCTATGCTTAATGAAGTATCCCCCACGGTTTACAAAGATGTTGAGTTCAATGACATGGTATTCCCTAAGGTACATCAATGTTCTCTTGTTGGTGGAACTGCATTGAGCAAACTATTACATAATAATCCTATCTCTTGTGCTCACACAATGACAGCAAGAAACGATGTTTTGCAAGAATTAGAAAACACGTATGTATCCAACAAAATATACATTGATGACACGCTTAGCCATCTTGCATCCAAGGAAAAGTATGTTTTGTGGATGTTTGATGACCATGAAGCAAATCTTGAAGATGTCTATAACGTGGTATTCTTCAAATGGAAAGGTGTCAAACGCTTGAATCAGTATGGAGGAGCACTTACAACATACAATATCTATAGAATACTTCTTTCGCCATTGGTTGGCATACTATCTCCAATAATATACTTTATCATCCCCTACTTGATTGTTGTGTTTCGTTACAAAATAAAGATGTCTTTTGTCTTCTACATTCGAACCCTGATAGCTGGTATGTTATCTATTAATGCTATAGCAGGTCAAAGCAAGTTCTTTTCATACGTAAGGATTGTGTCTTACTTGTTCAGTGCAATTTTTTATTTTCAAAGTATATTTTCCAGTATAGACATTTCAACAACATGCTACAGAATATCCAATTTATTGACTGAACGGCTCAATAATGTAATCTCATACATTGAAACTGCACAACAACTACTGCAACAGTGTTGGACTGACAAACTCAATTTATATTTTGACAAAAAGTTTATTGACGCACATCAGCACATAGATCCTTTCTTGTCATGCTTACGACAACAAAAATTTACATTGTTCAGCAATTTTGGAGAACATTTGAAAAAATACAAAATACTAAAGAATGACAAATTGGATGCTTTGAAAATGATCTTACAAAAGTCATATATGTTGGATTGCATTATTGGATCTATCAAGTACAAAATATCACGTGGTTTCTGTTATACTTCGGTTTCTCACAGAAACAAGCCCATGATCACTATGGAAGATATGATTCATCCATCCATAGAGGCAACAAATGCTGTTGCTAACTCAATTAAATTTAGCGATGAGCATGGAGGTAGAAATGCCATCATCACGTCCCCTAACTCAAGTGGTAAGAGTGTCTTAATCAAGGGGATAATAGTAAATTTATTGATGGCTCAGTCCATTGGTATATGTTGTGCTAAATCTGCATGTATTACTCCATTCAAGTTTATAAATACGCAAATAAATGTCCCCGACTCCACAGGTTATGAATCATTGTTTGAAGCTGAAATGCATAGATGCAAGTATAATCTAGACAAATTGTGTGCCAAACATAGAGACACAAACAACACACCAGACACGAACTCAGGCTTTTCACTCATTGTTATGGATGAAATATTCAGCAGTACAAATCCAGTTGAAGCCGTTGCAGGAGCCTTTGCTGTTTGTAAGAAAATGGCATCTTATGAATCAAATATTCTAATATTTACCACACATTTCAACTATTTGACTAAGCTAGCAAAAGAACCAAAACATTCGTTTGTCAACTACAGGATGGGCACCTTATACGATGAAGCAAACAATAACATAAGCTTTACGTATAAGTTTGAAAAAGGTGTGAACAAACATTTGTTGGCATTGGAGTTGCTGAAGAAATCAGGTTTTGATGATGATGTCATAGATGACGCCATTATAGTAAAGAAGGCACTCCTCAAGAAATAGCAAGTAATAATAATGTGTTTGTTTTCCAAAAATAACATGTAATGTATTGTCAATAATGAAGTTGAACAAACTCACTCACTTTATGATTATTGTGTTTTTTGCAGTGACATTTATTGTGGTGTATCTTTATTATACAATTAAAGATGTCAAAAAAATCAGCACTGAAGTCCAGAAACTATCAAAAGATGTATTGGCCTTGAGCCAAAGTATATCTTCAATAACAAGTACGCTACTAACACAAACACCTGTGTGTTATGCACCTTCTTCTGCAAATGCAACCGCATCATCTGTTGTTGGACAGGGTGCTGGCTCCCCCATCACCACAACCAATGTTCAAGTCTCATTTCAAGGAGAAGGCATTGATGATGAAGCCAGCGAAGTAGCCGATGAACTTCACAAAATCATTGAAACAATTGATGATGAAGCTCAAGACACACCAGAAGATAATGTTGATATCCTACAACTTGCAGAGCCAACTGAACAAGTTGATTCAGTTAACAGCGAAGTAGCAACCACTGAAGAGAGTAGCTCACGGTTGGATGCAAAGACTCTCAAGAACATGCCTTACGAAGCAATCAAGAAGTATTGCAAAGAAAATGGCATTGATGCAAAGGGAACCAAAGAAGTGCTAATTAGCAAAATCTTAGCCTCATAAAATATCTACTATAATAAAAAACAATGAGTTTTAGTAAGACATGCAAAGATTGTGCTACTGAAAACGGCTGCCCCCTTTGGATGAATGATGGTCGTAGTTTCGGTGATAACGTATATGCATCAAGGTGTGAGACACAATACAAGCCATTCATTGGAGATGAACTTCCTCATACAGCATCAAGTTATGAGTTTAAGCAATATCTTGTGCAGAATGCAGAGAGAATCATGGAGCAAGACAGAAAACGAGCTCTTGAACGTGCAATGTTGAACTGATTTGCAATATGTATTTCGCAATATTTATTTTGCAAGAAGTAGATTGCTTTGAACCTGTTTATTTTTCTACGAATATATAAATAATATATCAATGGCGAACAACGCTGAATGCTCGAGTTGCAAACGTCAAAGTTCTAAAGTTCCTGAAACTTACACAAAGTGTGTGCCTATCATGGCTGACGGACGTCTTTTTACCAACTGGGCACCAAGGTGCGCTCAAGTGTATAAAGATGCCATCGGTAAGAGTAGTTATGACTCTCGTCAATACATGATTACCAATGCTATAGACATTATGAAAACAAATGCAGGTGAGGCTTATGCTGCTGCCTCTTGTGGTCCATGCTATGAGAATCCAGATTGGAATACTGGTACTATGCTCCCTGAGTTGAATGTACAGACATGCGATGCTAAAACTTGCACGTTTGCGCCAAACAATAAAGGAGGTCTTGGTTTGCGCCGTGAATATTGGAACCCCAAGATGGATAGTGAATATCAAAGGCGGTTCATAGCAGAAAAGGACAGAGAACAACAATACTTCAAGTCTCTACAAGAACCAGAAGCTTACAGCCACATTCCATCATTTGAAAGCTTGTAAATTTTTTGGACAAACAAATTCAAAGTTGAAGCATCTGGCAAAACTCATCATGCGAGTATTTGTTCATTTCTTCCATGAACCAATAATTGTACCTCTTCCAAGACACTCCGCATTGTATTCTTTTTTGTCTTTTGTGATCTCTACGAAAACGCAAGTCAATATGGTTATTAAACTCTCTCCACTTCAAGCGATGCCTCTTGCAAAATTCCAACCATATGATGTCATCTTCATATCCATTGGTGATAAGTTTCATCTCTGCAAACATCTCCTTGTCGTAAGGGTAGTATAAGTTGTTTCTAAAGTGGTCAGCATTGACATTGAATATATCTTCTTGAATGATATTGTCTTTGGCATCTTTCCAGAAACCAACTACTAGTATAAAGTTCTCTGTCTTCTTTTTATTTCGCATGTAGTCTCCAAATTCAACGGATGTTCCATGTTGCATACATTTAATTTGGACATTGAAAGATCCACGATGGGCATCGAAGGGTGATGTGTACTGCGTAGCCTTCTGCAATTTGAACTTATCAATGACATTTTGTTCATACAGGAAGCCGTGGTGTTGCTTGGCAATTGAGCAAACACGCAACGTTTTCCTAAGCATGTTTGCTATCCTTTTCAACAACAATATATATTTTGAGGTGCAAAAGTAAACTGTTCTAAATCAATTTTTACAGATTTCTTACAGGTTGTGTGTTCTCTGCAATGGTGAAATATGTTTGAAATATTATATTTAGATATGGTGTGGATAGAGCAAAGCAATGACATTGTATTAGAAACCACAACACATCGCATACACCAATACACAACTGTAGGCACATATAGTATTCAAGTTGTTCGACCAGGGAGGGTTGAGGTTCTTGTGGTAGGTGGAGGTGGAGGTGGAGGTTGCGGAGGCAACTTTTCTCCTGCTGGCGGTGGTGGAGGTGGAGGAGTTGTCTATGTATCAGATCTATACATTAACACAGGCAATATTACTGTTACAGTTGGAAGTGGCGGACAAGGATTTATTGAAGGTTACGCAACAAATGGAGGAAGCAGTGCCTTTAGTAACATTGTAGCGGAAGGTGGAGGTGGGGGTGGGTCTCAACAATGGTGGATACCCGCACTTGCAGGGACTAATCAACCAGGCTACAATGGTGCTTCTGGTGGAGGCGGTTCTCGTGGTGCATCAAATGGAATTAGTAATAAAATAATCGGTCTAGGTAATAATGGTGCCTCAAGTCCTGGTGTAAACACAATAAGTGCTGGGGGAGGAGGTGGTGGTGGTGCAATACAAGTCGGTGGAAATCCAGGAGGTGCAGCTGCTGGTGCAGGTGGTCAAGGATACACAAGTATGATTACTGGCACATCTGTTGTTTATGGTTCAGGTGGTGGTGGAGGAAGACGCGATAACAATGGTGGTGCTGGCGGAACTAATGCAGGAAATGGAGGAGGATTTGGTGGAACAATATCTCCAGGTGGTAATGCTGTACAGAACTGCGGTGGTGGTGGAGGTGGAGGCATGACAAGAACAAGTTCAACCAGTGCTGCTGAAAACAAAGGGGGAAATGGTGGGTCAGGCATTGTCATCGTCAAGTATTCCATTTCTGGATACACCGCAGGAAGTAATGTATTCTTATCGCAGGTTCAAAATACTTTCAACACATCCAACACATCCAACACACCTATCTGGTTCGGTAGTTTTTATACAAGTAACTCTACAATGGCAGGGATCCCATATATACCATCATCCAACTCAACCATTTCCATGAACTCACTGAGAGGTAAAACACGTTCTGTTATAACGGCTGATTATGATGCAAGAAAAGCCGAATCATACTCTAACACTGCATCAACAACTTTTTTTGACTTGTCTGGAAATGGTAATAACTTGACTTTTAACCAAGCGCCAACATATAACACCACACCGTTCAGCGTGTCAATGACAAGTAATATATTTGCTTCCTCCACAGTCCGTCCTATCAATCTACAGAATAGTTATAGCGTTGAAGCCTTGTTCAACTTCACAAGCAACCCCAACAATAACTTCAAACTATTCTCTTACACAACAAGCAATAACAGTAATGGAATACAATTGCAAGTCGACAATACAAACAAAATGTATTTGTCCAACAGTCAAACAGGCATCTTCCGTAATGAAACCATTCTTGCATCCAATACATGGTATCATGTGGTTTTCACGTCATCGAATACTTCGTATGTGAATGGAACATCTAATGCAACAACTGGGAGCACTGCGGTATTGACAACAGGTAGTAGAACTTTAACTATTGGAGATATTGGTGGGACGAGAGGTATGCCTGGCAACATTGCCTTTGTGAAACTATACAATTATGTGAAGGGTTCCAATGATGTTTCTGTCAGTTATGAAAGTGCGAAAAGACTATATCCTGCATATAACATTGCATAATGTATTCCATTACGTACCTGAAAAAAAAACTAAAAATGTGTATGTATATGAAAAAAACTGATGTTGTAGTGACGTTTTTAGAGATACAGCATCGACAGATACCTGTGCTCAATTTGTTTTACAGCGAATATACAATCATGGCTCGTGGCTACAAAACTGACATGGGTGTGGTTGTTGTAAAGAACATGCTTGGAAGTGACAGTGATGATGTGTTGTATGTTGGTTATTTGATTGATGATGCTGGAAACGCTATTGAACATTCCCACAGACAGATACAACCGCACCCTAAGGGAAATGAGCGTCAGATGAGGCGACTTAGAGAATATGTTGTTGAATGTGTCTTGTCTTGCTATAGAGTGTATCTTCTTCAGCAAGGACAGTGCAAAAAATGGCGACGGGTTATGTTTAGTAATTTTATCAACGTGGAGACGTATGTCAAAGACCCTAAAGTGAGTAGGGAGGAGAAAATAAGGGGGTGGATTGAATTTGGAATTCAAATGAGACAACAAGGTCTTTGTAGCCCTGATACTGCTAAAGACCTCTTGGAGGATGCTTTGATGTGTAAGATGCCAAGGTAGACAAGATAACAAGATGGCGATAGGGAGTTTTTTTTTCAATAAAAGATGTGTGTATTGATTAAATGATAAGCCACACGTCAACAAGTTTTAAAACACCATATTGTGGTGGAACAGTTCGCAAGAATGCAAATGGCACGGTCACCGTAGAGTGCACTTTCGAGGATGGAAATGTATATGATGAGTTCAAGTATATAGCTGCACGACCTGCCGACAGAAGAGCATCATATAGTGGGTCTGGGTTCCCTTTCCCCAACAAGCAACAAGCTTTTGATAACACACCTACAAAGGGTACCGTCAAGTACACTGGTAGCACATTTCAATTGACATTTCCAATACCAAATTCATATTATGCCAACCTTGGTAACCAATTAATTCTACCCACCTTGTTTATATCTTATAGAAATGCGTCTGGTAAGCAACAAGTAATAGAGATTGTGGTAGATGACCAAATTCCTTACAGACTCTTACAGTTTCCAAGATTTCCACTACAACGACATGATGCAACGTTTTATCATGCGCACCATAATTTACATGTGAGAACACAAGAACAAGTTTTGCGAGATAGTGAATATCCATCGGATAAGAAGATGGCAAGCGACTATTGGGGCTTGAGACCTGCACTCTAAGTAAACCAAGACGCAATCTTTTGAATTAAGGAAGGTGCTTGTGGGTTTACATTTGCGGGTAGAGGTTCAAAACCAGTTTGTAGTTCATTTTCCCCAGGAAGTTTGATCTTTATTTTGTCAAATGTGTAATTGCTTTTGTATTCCAAAGATGACAATACAGACATATCTTTAGGAACTTGACACACGTTCTCACAAACGTCATTTTTATTATTTGCATATAATGCACGCAACAATGTACATGTTGTTGAGGTGTATTTTGGACTAGAGGTATCCCAACATTCACAAAATGGATGCTTTGGATTTGCTGAACAATATTTTGCAATGGCCTGCTTGCAAGTAAAAGGAGCGTCAATTATGTTTGTAAAACTTGACCAATTTTTGACGGTAGCACATTTTTTACAGACGTCTTGAGGGAATGGGCACTTTTGCAAGTCCTGATAAACTTTCAATGAGTCTAAATACTTCTTCAAAGCCTCCAAATAAGCTGGATTATTGTATTTCGTGTATAGGTCTTTGACATAAATGTAATATTGTGTGACACGAATGTCATCCAGTGCACTGTTAAAGTAGGCTACATTTAATATATTGGCATTCCAATTGTTGTTCCTGTTAAACATGAGCTCTTTATTACTGAATGTGATGTCTTTTGTGTCAAACGTAATGGCTGCTACCTCTTCAATCTTGTCTGTTTTCTCGTTAATCAATAGAAGTCTTACCTTACCTGGTTGCCTGACTATGACAAAGAACAACAATGTATTTTGTGGGAAATTTATTTTACTGTCATTACTTGATAACTTACATAGCACAGGAACATTGTTTGCAAATTGGAAGTACAGTGATCCTGCATTTGCACCATTATTGGTATCAATTGAATCATTCGTGACAAACAGACTGAGTCCATTGTTGTTAGAACTGTTCGCATACATTTTAAACAGTTCAATATTGTCTTTTGTTGATGCATTGGTTAGCTGATTCATTGTGACCGCAAAACATATCGTGTATGGGTTACCAAAACGAACATTCATAGTGTTTGATAGAGGGCCAATCAAGGAGTTGCCACCAAGTTCAATACCAGTTTGAACGTAAAACTTAGGTACTTTCGTTAGTGTCATTTTTGTATCACAATCAAATCCTGCTATTTTGACAATGTTATTCCATTGATTGCTTCCATCCGTGTAGGATCTTTTGTCAAACACTGAGAAGTATTGAACAAGATCCTTAGAGATAGACGAATAGTTCTCTTTTAAGAACCTAAGAACATCATTGTTTTCAAATGTTTCATATTTGTAATGTTGACTTTTTAAGTAAGACCATGTAAGAGCGGAAGTTGCCACCAAAAGGAGTGTTGTGTCCATTACATGATTTGTTGAATAGAACAGTACAACATACATGATCAACATCACAATGAACACTAATATCACAATATTGAACACATTTATGTTCATCATCGTTTACTTTATAGATAATGAGATAATTTGCATTGACGTGCAAAGTGATATAAAATTAATGTCATCTGTATATAAAAACTATAATGAGTGCAAACATAAAGAACATTAACATCAACCGAAGCTACCTACATGCAGGAGGGGCAACGGAAAACAATAGCACTCAACAACAGATGGGTGCCCCAAACGTAGGCAACCCAACAGTACCCAACAATGGCAACCCAAACAATGGCGCTCAACAACAGATGGATGTCCAAAACGTAGGCAACACAAACAATGGCACTCAACAACAGATAGGTGTCCAAAACGTAGGCAATCCAACAGTACCCAACAATGGCAGCACAGGCAACACAGGCAACACAGGCAACACACACACGCCATCACCTCAAAACTTCAACATTGCCAAAACAGCGTCGTTAACTGATGGATATTCAGTCTCTTCTTCAGGCACGTCCATAAGTGACGCGTCTTCCATTACTTCTGATGGTGATGCGTCTTCAATTGCTTCCGAAGATGAGCTTGGTATATTTAGAGACCCTCTTCGGAAGGGTGATGATGATGATGAACTGGGTAGTATGGATGGTGGTGCATCAACTGTCTCTACTGCTGAAATATTGGCTAAAGATCCATTGTTCCTTGTGCTGAGTGAATTTTTCATGGATGAGAAGGGAAACACCATCGTTCATACTCTATCAAAGGTAGCTAAGAATATTGAAAAACTTGATGCCAGTGTTGAAAAACTTTGCAAAACCATTGAAAAGTCTAATAAAAAATAATCAACAATTATTTTGCAGGATAAACTATCAAATGTTTTTTGAGCAAAACTTTGGTTTTCGGATGGACATTTTTTTGACTGTCTCCCATGTTTGCTACAAGGAGTGGTAAAGGTGTCTTCTCTATGACATCACGATGCTCAAACAAAATGCCACAAATAAAGCGATATGTGTCATCTATTTGTTGTGTAGTTTGTGCACCTGTAATTATTACGCAACCACTTTGGAATACAGCTATTGTTATTTTTTTACAGTTTCTGTCACCTTCACCATTCCCCTTACCAAGCACACAAGGACGACTACATTTACAAAGACCATCATTATGGATGTTTAAGGTGTTCCAAAAGAACTGAACTTTCACTCCAGGATATATACAAGGTTCAAAAGAGCATCTTACATTATAACGTCTCTTCAACACATTGTGCAGTTTGTCTCGTTTTACTTCAAAACTCACTTTAAAGTCACTATTGATAAGAGCTACTTTATAGTTCAAATTGCTCATAGCATCAACATCATCTACAACTTTGCTTCTTTCCTCATCTTCAAATTGTTTTATCATACTGATCAATATATCAATCATGTCTTTACCATGTTTCGTGTCCTTCACACCAGTCATTTGTATGTTGCCATTTTTAAACACTTTAATGTTGATAAGACTGTCATTACTGTATTTATACACAACTGTCAATTGGTTGTCAAACCTTTTGAAACCAGTTGGTTTGGTATTGTGTGTTGCATATTTCTTGGCAATGCCACTATAGAAAGTTCTTGATTTTTTCCTTCCATATTCTGTGTATACCAGCCCAAAACAACGTTCGGTGTCTTTCCCAACACCTGAAAGTTCTATTGCAAAACACAACTCGTCAAAAAGTAAATCTAAATTGATCTCTGTTCCAATGGAACCAGTTGCAGTTATGGTGCTTATACGGTAAGGTGTTGCATCCACTTTTTGCATTTTTGCGTTTTCACTGGACATTGTTGTGGAAGAAGTTCTTAGCATTAGAAAAATATATCTTAAGTGTGTTATTCAATTTTTATGATTTTCTCCTTAAACCCCTTTTGTTAGGAGTGACTTCAACATTCATATAAGTATCAAAATATATATCGTACTCTTTGGTGAAGAGTTCCAGTTCTTCTAACCACATAGATTGCTCTGTTTTGTCTTTCACATCTTGCAAAGCTTTCTCTGCTTTTGTTATCTCATTCTCCAATTCTTTCACCTTGTCGGTTGTCAAGTTGTAGATGGGTATCCTCAAAATGTAGTCAAACTTGTCATTCAATAATGGATAATCATGTGTATTCAAGTACTCCTCAAGCTCATATTTTTTCATTTTTGAAACCTTGACTTCATCTGTCACCACACTTCTTATAAATCGTATCTTTGCATACAGATATTTGAGGTCGTTTTCAATACCACTTATAGTGTGTTGTTTGCGTTCCTTGTAGAAACGCATTCGTGTAGCATGATACTCTAAAATGATGTCTTGGGGTGTATCATACTTTTGAATAACACCATGTGAGTTAAACAAGTACATATTTGTTGTAGAAAGGTTCTTGGATGACACCAGTTTAAAATCATTTTCAAATTTGGTGAAACCATTGTTCTCAATCTTCATATAGTTATCAACAGTGTCTGCATTTGGAAAGTGTAAGACAAAACTCACTTTCTTGTCCGTATAGTTGCTGTCATATTGTTTTAGGTCCTTGTCCAACATCTCTTCTAAAAACTCCTTGAAATCTTGTGTAGCATACCCTACAGGAAGTTCCGTGACTTCCACCTTTGTGGCACTCAACTTTTGAAACCTTCCAACACTCACCCACTTATCATTTTGTTTTTTTATTGTGCCTTCAAATCCCATGTACCATGGCATCAGTTCAGGCAATTGTGATGATGTTTGATAATCTTCTGGACACGTGAGCATGGCTTTTAAAATGCCTGCTATGTCTTTAGGATTGTAGCAAGGAATATTGGTGCTGAAACCAGTCCCAATACCAATCGCCCCATTGATAAGAACCGTTGGAATGATTGGAACATAGTATTCTGGTTCTACAGGAATACCATCATCGTCAAGATATTTCAAGACCCCTTGATCATCTTTATTATAGATTATTGTTGAAATCTTTTCCAACATTGTATAGATGTATCTTGGAGCACCTGCATCCTTACCCATGTGTATTCTTGACCCAAATTGACCTATAGGCTTTAACACATTTATGTTATTAGACCCAACAAAGTTTTGCGCCATGCCAATGATAGCACCTTGCAAACTTGCTTCACCATGATGATAACAACTATGTTCACTAACATAAGATGCGAGTTGTGCAACACGAATCTCATCACTAACCAAGTTTCTTTTTAGACACCCAAATAGTATTTTGCGTTGAGATGTTTTCAGTCCGTCAATGAGACTTGGAATACTGCGCTCAATATCGTAATTTGAGAAATGGATAAGCTCCTTATTGATAAAATCTTCATAAGGCACTTCTTTCTGCATGTTGTCGATATTTGCCGATTTGTCATACTCAGATAACCACAACTTTCTGTCGTCAGCTCTCTTCTTATTAAAGGCCAAATCAAGACAGAAATCACTGTTTTTGTCGTATTTGTAGCTCACAATGTTGAGGTTCTTGAAATACTCTTGAGCCTCGTCATTTGTGCTTGTGCCTAAACCTTTGTAATATTTAATCTTCCACTCTTGATAACTCTTGTTATTTTCTTGTTCCTGTTTCCAGTTGTCATAATCACGTTGTGAATAGAATGAAATAACATTTTTGGATCTGTTGTGAGTAGCTTTGATTATAGGTGTGATCATAGATGTCAAGAAGTTCTCTGTTTGGAAAAGTGAAGGCCACAATGTTTGAAACAAATTAAACATCAGACCCTTTATATGATGGCCATCTAGATCTGCATCCGTTGTGAGCATGATTCTCCCATATCTCAAGTCATCTAATGTCTTGTAGTCCTTCCCCGTCTCTAAACCAAGGATTTTCTTGAGGTTTGTGATTTCTTCGTTATCTGATATCTTCTTAACGCTTGTATCTTTGACATTCATCACTTTACCCTTCAAGGGAAACACTCCATATTTGTCTCTTCCAACCTGTGATAACCCAGCCAAAACCATAGTCTTTGCGCTGTCCCCCTCAGTTAGGATAAGAGTGCATTCCTTGCTCTTAGAAGTTCCTGCCCAGTTAGCATCATCTAACTTCGCTATACCTTTGATAACGTTCCTCTTTTTCCCATCTGTTTTCTTTAACTCCTTGTTGTTGTTCATCTCACATATCTGCAGTATTTTTTCTGCAATCCCACTTTTGTAGAGTTTGTCAATAAACTTATCACTTAACTCAGCCTTGCTTCCAAACTTTGTAGTCGGTGTAGTGAGTGTCTCCTTGGACTGACTATCAAAGGTAGGATTGACAATGGTTGACTTGATGAACAAGATAATATTATCTTTAATATTTTGAGGCTTGATGTTAGCGTTCTTATTCTTCTTTACAATTAAGTCTGTGAGCTTCTTTGTGATTTGGTTCAAAATATAATCGACATGTTTTCCTCCTCGCAATGTCCAAATGCCATTCACAAACGACACTTGGTCAAAGCCATTGAAGTCATTGTATGATGCAACAACTTCCCACCTATCATTGATTTGTTCATATACACGTGTATGTTCATTCTTGCCACCAATATACAGATCGACATACTTCTCAAAATTCTTGAACTCAAGTTTTTGATCATTGAAGTATATTGTTATCTCGTTGTCCGTGACAGCACATGCATCATACACCCTCTTGACAAACATGTCATACATGTCTTTGGTGAGACATGGTAGTTTGAAGCGTGCATAATCGGGTTTGAAACGAATAGTCGTGAAAGGTTTTTTGGTATATTTTGTTATTGTGGGTTCATTGACAATAGACATGTTGCTCTCAAACTTTTGCACATAGTGCAGTTTCTTTACTCTGTCCACTGTTTCAACCTCAAACCATTCACTGTAAATGTTAGTAAGCTTTGAACCCAACCCATTAGTTCCACCTATAACTCTTTCAACATTGTCGTCGTAATTGGTAGATGTTAACATGTTGCCAAAAATCAACTCTGGAATATATATTTTGTGTTCAGGATGCTTGACGCATTCAATGCCGTCTCCATCATTAGAAACTTCAATAACTCCTGTGTCCTTGTCAATATATACTTTGATGTACTTCATGCAATTGACATTTTGGTCTGTATCTTTCATGCTCTTTAGTCGTGTGTTGTGATCTATGGCATTTACCAATATCTCATCAAAGATTTTGAACAGTCCTGGAACATACTTTACATCACGCTTGATCATCTTGTTTTCTTCTGTGTCAAAAACCCATGTTTCGTACTTGTCTTCCTCTATAGAACCAATGTACATTCCGCTTCTTTGCAAAACATGCTCGCGCTGATCAAGCTTGACGTACTTCTCGGCGATCTTGACGGAGGTTGTCGATATTGTCATTGTTCTCAAGAAAGCTACACGATGCTTTAAGTGATTAGAGTTTGAAACTCTTATATGTTTGAAGGTTAAGAACTGATTTGAGATCGCTTTCCTTGAACACAGAAGTATGAGATGTCTTCTTTACTTTGTTGACAACTTTAGTGAACAACTTTTCAAATTTTTGTTGCATATCATCTGCAAGCATCTTCTTATCAAGTCCTTGATGGTCGATGTTTGCCTGTGATAGGGCTTCCTTACATGCAGTCCTCGTCAGTTTAAAGCAAGGAGCTGCTCCTCCAATTAGAGGCTCCATGGCTTTGGGTGTTGTTAATGCTCCTGAGGGGTCGTTGAGAAGAATAGATGGTCTGATAAATGCTTCTGTTGAAGAGATATCAGAAAACTTCGGACTATCAGTATAGGAATTAGTATTGCCACCAAAATACTCCAAAGGGAATGCAACACGACCACCTCTTTGATATTGCTTCTTGAAGTTTCTCTTGGTGGAGATGTGTTTCACAAACTTTAGATGATAATCATTAATCAAATCGAACACTCCTTCTTCTACTTTGTCAAAGCCAAACTTCCGTAGTTGCCCTTTGATGTGTTGCTTGGTTATAATTAATTTCATTTATATTATAAATACATATTATTATGAACAACGGAAGAGTAGACACCTTACCCCATGCAAACTATGCAATGTATGGGTTGTTTGAAAATGGCAATGACAAAATTTCACAATTTAATCGCGAAGCTATCATAGGCGTTCATCAACAAACTCCCCTTAATGACTTGTTCTTTAGCCGACAAAATATTGAAGCGCTACAGGTAGGGATAAAGAACATGGTCGCAAAGCGTACTGAAGGTGAGTTTATGATAGGCAAGCAATCTGAAGTTGAGTTGCAAATAGTTATGCGCGCAATATATCTTCAGCATGCAAAACACATGACAACTGACATTGTCGAACAAGTAAGAGAACTAAACTCACAAGTCATTGATTTTTGTGTTCCAAGGATCATAGAGGAGATAAAGATGTTCAAGTACTACAAACAGGACATTGGTCAATTGCCAATACCATTAGATAGAGGACAATTTAGTTCAAGCAAGGGATTAAGAATATTGGAGACAAGAGAGTTATAAGAAATAATATGTAAATATATACAAAATAGAATGCAAAACGAAAACAGACGGATTTCATACGTTCGCACACTTGTTTTCACGATTGTGTCTGCGTTATTATCTATTGCCCTATTTGCCATGATATTTGTCAAAGGTGCAAGAGATTGGCTACTATTTATTATTGTGGCTGAAATCGGAATCTTTAGTATCATCTTTTACTGCATCTTTGCAATTATCAATAGAGAGAAGAAGTTGCAAGCAATGCGAGATCCAAAGAACTACGTCATCAAGTTTGATAATTGTCCTGATTACTATGTCAAACGCTATGATACAGCAACCAAGGGATATTTCTGCTCCAATGAGTATGTTGTAAGTGATACAAGGAACCCAACAAAGAACCTTATCATGAAAGTGTATGCTGAAAACGACAATAGTTCTCCCCCTGAACATAATGCTGACTTTAAAGTTAAACAGGGTTCTGGTCCTGCCACTAATCCTCAGCCAATGGATAAGTTCATGATCGATGACTTCTTGACCAACCTGACAACTAACAACGAAAGATGCCAAGTAGTTGATCCAAATGTTGCAGAAAACTCCACAGACAAACTGAAAGGGTATAAATTAATTCCTTGGACATCTGTGCAAAAGCGATGCGAAACATTGTATAGTAAAAATTGAAAGAAGTTGTCTTATGACATAAAGACTGTATGATGTGATTAAATATCATCCTATGGATCTTCTACAACACATAACACCAATAAATCTGTCTCATTTTGTAGGAAATCGAGTATTGATATCAAATATACAAAAGTACTTACAGCAAGTTAAGGACATGCTTGATGCTACTAAAAACATCATTTGTATCATGGGTCCTGATGGTTCGGGAAAGACGATACTATGTAATTTGTTACTAAAGAAGTATGACTTTCAAGTTTTAGAAATAGGTAAAGATATCTTGACTAACGATAACATCAAGACCATGATAGATAATTTTGCAAACAACACAACCATAGAGCATTATCTTTTCAAGAAACGAAAAATTGTCTTCATTGACGATCTTGATGTGTTATTATGTGTTGACCGTAATCTTTTATCTAAAATTTCAAGCATCAACAAGATATTGAAAAAGAAAAAAATATCTGTACTCATCACTTGTAACTCAGGTATTGACAAAAAGTTGTTCACAGACACAGAGGCTGAAGTTTTTAAACTCACTTATCCTTCTTGCAAGGATAGCTTTTCGTATATTATGAATAAATTAGATGATGCAAGTGTTGATTATGACATGGAACACTTGCTGGAAGTTGTCACAAAATTCAAGGGAAATATTAGAGAAAGCGTGTTGAACATTAATAACTCAACCGCAGAGTTGGAAAGCATCAGTGTGGAACGTAGTTTTAAGGACATGAACAATTTTGAAGTTGCAAAACATATTTTGAGCAACAGCAGTTCTTGCAAAGAAATTGACCATTTAATACGTGGAGATGTTGGCAATTTACCTTATATTTTGTATGAAAACCTACCTATTGAGTTAGACGCGAATTACAAGACGAAGGACATGCTCGACATATATATGAAAGTTAATAGTCATTTTGTAGATGCGGTAGAATTCGACGAACATGCATATGCCAGTGTAGATTGGTGTCTTTTACAATATGCTAATGTATGTAGAACAAAATCAATATGTAGCATCCTTCAAGGTCTTGAACAGAAGGCCAACCAAAAAAATCTTACATATAAGTTTTCTCAAATGCGATCGAAATCTTCTCACAAGAAGATTCTTGGTAAGAAGGTGAAAGTAGCATCACAAACGATGCAGTCTTCTGAGAATAGTCTCATTGTTGCAACAGATGCCCTTGTTAGGTCTGGAATACTTGGTTCACTTTCCAAGCGAAAACAAAAAGATGAAATGCAGGATTTGACATGTTTAGTGTCTACGTATGAAAAGTATTTCACTTAGTATTATTTTTCTTCTTTTCATATAATAAATTATATGGCAAGTTTCTTCAGTACCCCTGCGTCAAGCAACGCACCTTCTGCATTTTCAAGTACTTACAACAAAGTGTCATCGTTCTTTGAGGGCAAAGGTGGTATCATTATTGGATTCATTGTTGTCCTTCTATCTTTTGTATTGGTGATTGTTTTTATTCTGCAACAAATCAAGAGTAATTCTTTGAAAAAAGGTAAAAGTTTTATTGATGTCCCCTTAAACTTGACTAACATGGATGGTCCAGTCGAAATTTTAGGTTCAGATCTTCCCACATCAACTGTTGGAAACCAGTTTTCTTATAGTTTCTGGATATACATGAACAACTTTGTCGCAACAGGGGATAACAACAAGTTGTTGTTCTACCGCGGACAAAAGGATACTATTGCATCTGCCAATCCTATTGTGATGATGGATTCAGATAGAACAAAGCTACAATTTGTGCTCAAGACAGTAGGTTCAACACTAACCTCTACCAACGCAAGTATCAAGTATGAAAATCTGAAGAGTATTGGGGAGCAAAACTATTTCGCTAATCCAGATATTAAAAACGACACAGAAAATAGCAACAAACATCTTCTCATCACCATTAATAATGTTCCCTCTAGACGTTGGGTACATTACGCCTTGTGTGTTAATGACAATGTCATAACAATTTTTGTTGACGGTGGTTTGTATGCCGTTAAGACTGTCGACAACTTCATTCAAATGAAACCAGTTGAGTATGATTACCGCAAAAAACCGATTGCGATCAATACTCCTATTGATGAAACCGTGGGAAATGTTTATATTGGCAGGCATCCTGCAATTGCAGGTAAGAACTCAATTGATGGTTATTTCAGCAAGCTCCAAGTTTTTAACCATGCATTGACAACTGAAGAGGTATCTAAGATTTATAAGAATAGTCCATTCAGTAAGTCACTCTACACTATTGGTGGAAGATATGGTTTCAGGACACCAATATATCGTATTGACCAGACTTCAACATAAGGAATGTTCATATACATATTTTTTCTTGTTTATCTTTAATAATAACAATGATTGAAATAAACTTTGGATGGGTATTCTTACAACTACTATTGGCTTTCATTGTGTTGCTGATTTTGTACATCACAACTCTGGTTGTCATGCGTATTGATAGTCTTGTGATTGAGCCAACTTTCAAAGTAAAACAAAGGGAAGAAGCGACAATAGTAGACAAACAAGCAACGGCTGCGTCTTTGTCTAAAACAAAATTCAATACAATATTTCCGTTCAAAAACGACTATGTCAAGATACCCAGTTCAGTGAACGGTACTACTGGCACACAATTCACTTACCAATTTTGGATGAAAGTGAATAACACAAACGAGAAGCCATTCGAAGATTTGGTGATTCTTCTCAAGGGTGATAACAGGAAGTATGGTGCTAATTTTTATGATCCAAAAACATTAAAACTTGTTCCATACTTGAAACAAAATGCAGATTACTTTGTCAAATGTCCTTTGATCAAGTTTGCTGATAGTTATAGAAACTTGATTGTAGAGTTTAACACTGTCAAACACCCCAATGTAAAGATACCTATCAACTTAGATGGGATTGATCCTCAACAAAACCGTAAGAATCTTCTCACCCTATTGCCTTTGGAATGGTTTCTGTTTACCTTTGTGTTTGAGGAAAATTATTCTGTGCGAGAGGGTATAGAGAACGGTATTCGATTTACTTTCTACCTAAATGACATTCCTGTGGTTATTGTCACAGGTTCTACTGACATTATGCTTATGGATAACTCTTTGAGAATGAATGATGGAGACTTGTTCTTATTTCCTAACTATGAAAGCACTGACAATTTAGTGAACATGGCTGGTGTTAAATACTTCAATTACGCAAAGACGGATGGTGACGTCAAGGGTGATTTTAGTCGTGGGCAAAAATCATTCAAAGTAGGACATTCTCAAAACCTTTATTCATCTATAGAGTAGATAAAATTATATCATAATAATAAAAATGTCGTGGTTTTTTAAACCGAAACAAAATGAAAAAACGCTTGGAACTACTCTTGGTAGTCAAGAAAGTATACAAGCCGAGATAGATAAAATGCAAGGTTCTATAGTAAAAACATCAAAAACATATCAGGATAACATAAAGAAATACAAGGAGATTGCACGGCTCAACCAACAATTGACTAAAAGTTATGTTGCAAACCTCAAAGTCATAACTGATGTCAGTGAGTTGTTGAATAGTTACACAAACGTCTTTGCGTCATTAAAAACAGAGTTTGGTAAAATGGAGGATGCCTTGGGTAAGCCTCTTGACATATCTGATTTTGAGTATTTGCAATCGCTTACAAGAAGTAAGATTGACAGTTTGAATACTGAGTTTATAAAACAAACAGATGGTCTCAAGAAGTTATATGCACAATATGGAAAGGCAGAAGAGTTGAATCGAATAATAGTCGCACAAGGAGACATTCAGAAGGTTATTACAAATTCTACTCAAAGTTACAAAGATATCGATGCACAGTTTCAAAAGGGTGGGAAAAAAGAAAGAAAACCAAAACGAAAAACTGGGCATCGCAAAGGCACGGTAAGGAAACCCAAACAGACTTAAGAGATAAACACAGTATATGTGTCAGTTATGGCTGATGTCTTACCCAAGAAACGGGGTCGAAAACCAAAAGTCATTACAGAAAATGAACAGATGCATGCAAAAGTATGCACTGAAGAACAAGGAGACGCGCCTAAAAAGGGCAAACGTGGTAGAAAACCAAAGCATGTCTATACAGCGATTGACACTACCACAAGCGAAAACGCCAATAATGACGATATGAACATTTCATCATTATCTGATGATGAAAATGTAATCGTACGTTTATCAGTGCCAGATATAAATTCATTGACGGATGATCAAGCGCATCCATGCGCATACAACGAGCAAATATATGATAATATATTTAATGTTGATGATGGTGATGGTGAAGAGGTTATTGATAGGAGACATAACAACGATACTGAACCAAGGGTAATAAATGTTCTTCAAGACTTTGAAGAAAGAAACAAAAACAATGAATGGCCATTACATACATCTATAGCATGTTATTGGTGTTGTCATAGATTCAATAATGCACCTATAGGTATTCCAATAAACTATAATGATGGAATATTTGAGGTGTATGGTTGCTTTTGTAGTCCAAATTGTGCAGCAGCATACAACTTCAATGAAAACACCAATCAAGATGAAATGTGGGAAAGATATCAATTGTTGAACCTTCTAAGCCGTAAAATGCATGGTGTACCAACAGTGAAAACAGCACCCCCAAGGCTCAGTTTAAAGGAATTTGGAGGTCATCTTGACATAGATGCATTTAGGGCACAGTCTCTTGGTAATAAATTCATCAACATTAACTTTCCACCAATGACATCTGTTACACAACAGCTTGAAGAAATCAGTGATTATGAAATATTCACCGATTGCAGATATATACCAGTTGACAACGAACGTATCAATAAGTACAAGGAGAAGATTTCTTTTAGGAGAAGCAAGCCTTTAGTTGATAGCAAGAAGTCTATAGAGTCATCGATGAATTTAAGGTTTTCTCCATAGCGTGCTGTGTGTTGCTGTGTGTTTGAATAATGTCACAATAAACGAAACATAATAAAATATCAACATGAATCAACGACATCCAGAAGACCGTAATGCTGAAGTCGATATCAATGCTACAGAATTGAGAGGTTCCGTTCTTGTTGATAGAGATATTGAGTATATAGCCCATCAAACATCAGTGCATGATCACATCTTAATTAAAAGACATCTTGCAGAAAACAATAACAACATTCCGTTGACTATACTGTCACTCCTGAATTTGAAAGAGGATCAAACCAGCATTGTAAGTAATCGAACTGAAAATACGGTTTTTGACGAGATCAGAAAAATCCTCAATGAAAAGGAGATCATCTATCAGGATGTCATGAAGTCAAAAAACAATACTTAAGGTATTTGACACATGATTGATTATCATGTCGCCATACCGTCTTGAAATTCGCACGGTTCAATCCTCGGCTTTCAAAATTTTAATAGAAGCTTTAAAAGAGTTGTTAGTTGACACATCTATGGAATTTGATGAGAATGGTGTAAGAATTGTTTCTCTTGATAACTCAAAGGTTGTACTCGTGCATTTGAAGTTGGATGCCAAGAAGTTTGAATATTATTACTGTGAGGGCAAAGTGTCTATTGGTATAAACATGCTAAATCTTTTTAAACTGATGCGAACTATCAACAGTAATGATACTCTTACATTGTTCATAGAAAATGCAGATATTAATCATTTAGGGATCAAAATTGAAAACAGTGAAAAAAATCAGAAAACAGTGTACAAACTCAATTTACTTGACCTCAATAATCCAAGTATATCGATTGACCCCGTTGAGTTTAACTCACAGATAACTTTACCATCTGTAGATTTTCAAAAAATTATTCGAGACATGAACCAGATTGCAGAATTTGTGGAAATTAAGAACATCAATACACAACTGATTTTAACATGTCAAGGAGAGTTTTGTAGCCAAGAAACAGTGCTTATGGATAATGAAGGTGTGAACAACTTCACCAACAATAAAACAGATGAAATTGTGCAAGGTGTATTCAGTCTTAAGTATTTAGTGTTATTCACTAAATGCACAAACCTTTGCTCTACTGTTTCATTGTATCTTAAAAATGATTACCCCATCATATGTGTGTGGGATGTTGCTTCTTTGGGTTCTATTTCACTTGCGCTTGCTTCTCAGTCTTCTTGATGTGTCAGTCTCAACATTTCATTTTTATTTGGTCAAATTGTATATTGTCTCGATTAGACTTATACAAAATGTCTCCGTTATAACAATTGAGAAGATTGAACAGATTTTTGTCTCCCATTGCAGGATCACGAACCCAAATTTTAACAATGCAAAAATGCTTCTTTGGACTGCATGAAATACCATTCACAAAGTCCCACTTTTTTTTCGAACGTTCTTTCAACAGGTTTTCCCCTAACAACTTTACACACATGTCCTCCCAAAAAGCCGTTAAATCATCCTTAAGAACTTTAATGGACAAACAACCTCCATCAATGTTTGACGCATCATCCCAAGTAGGTTGCACATGTTCTCTCATCATGAAAAACATACCCTTTTGAACATGTTGAGAGATGCACTTATGATGTTGCCAAAACTCCTCCACAGAGCTTATAGTTCCAAGAAGTTTGTAACTTTCATTAGTCCATTTGTTATCGTAAGGGTCATGAAAATAAAAACACCATACATCATTTAAATACGTTTCCATTATAGATGCTCTATTATATCATTATCTTTAAATAATACTTCGGTGAAAGTGTCATCACACATCAACTTGATATGTTTAAATGCATCTTTGTTGAAAGATGCTTTATGGAACTTGATGAAAATATTGATGAAGTCCATACAAGTCAGTAAGTGGTTGTCAGCAACCACATCCTTGAATGTATTAAAGCATGCTGTCAAGTCGACCATGCATTCTTCGTTTTCATCTTCTGCAATAACGTAAACATAGTTGTACTTATCTGGTTGGGTGTTTTGGATTATTCTTGTCTCGTCTTTATGATTGATGAACATCTTCGTCTTCATCATCCCATTTTCTAGGTAAGCAATAATCGCAACGTCAATCATATGTGGCATTAGATTTTCCACATTATCTGCAACATCCTCATACGAAAATAATACATCATCATCAAGTCGTAGTGTGACTAATACTCTTTGAAACGAGAACCACAGTCTATCCCAAAATGAACGATAATCGTAGAGACACACATAGTATTGGTCATGCTTGCTGTATAATGCATAATATATAACTTTTTTGTCTAATGCTTTATTCACCACATTATGAGCAGCAGACTTCGCATTAGTGAATGTTTGATGTAAAAAATTGAGAACCATCAACGAATAATAAAGTATATTGTAAAACATTATACTTTAAGCACTAAAAGGTTCTTTATATCAATTTATACAAAGAAATTATGGTGAGCATCACAAAAGCATTCATCGCGAAATTAGAGATGTCTCCGCTTGAGGTGTTAAAGAACATGACGGTTGATGAAATTGTGTCTTTGATACAGAAGGCTAATCACACGTACTACAACACGGACAAACCACTGTTGAGTGACAACATATTTGATATTGTGAAATCTCGATTAGAAGAAGTTCAACCAAATCATCTTGCGTTGAAATTTGTGGGAAGTAAAGTACAAAAAGGTATCAAGGCTACTTTGCCTTTTTATATGGGGAGCCTTGACAAAATTAAGAGTGACGAAAAGGTGTTTTCCACGTGGAAGTCTTCCTACAAAGGTACTTATGTTATTAGCGACAAACTGGATGGCAATTCAGGTTTATTATACTTCCAACCAAGCAAGGGTTTGAAATTATACACCAGAGGAAATGGTGTTGAAGGTCAAGATATATCTCACCTACTACCATTCCTCAAGAATTCAGCGTCATTTAACTCTATGCATGACATCGAGATTGCAGTAAGAGGTGAATTGATTATTTCGAAAGAGGATTTCAACAAGGTCTCGACCAAGGGCGCAAATGCAAGGAACACTGTTGCAGGATTGTTGAACTCGGTGATCCCAGACTTAAACATTGCCAAGATTACTTCATTTGTGGCATATGAACTACTTACACCTATTATGACACCTGCAAAACAAATGAGTTATGTCAAAAATACTCTCCAAATGGACTGTGTTCATAACCATACTTGGTGTATGGCAGAATTGACATTGGAAAACCTGAGTGTGGAACTTGTGAAAAGGAGAAAGTCTTCTCCCTACGATATAGATGGTGTCGTTGTTGTCCATAACGACATACATGATAGGAAAGGTCAAAACCCAGATTATGCTTTCGCCTTCAAGTCAGTTTTGACTATGGATAAAGCTGAAGTCATTGTTACCAAAGTGGAATGGAATATGTCTAAGGATGGTGTGTTTGTGCCAGTAGTTCATTTTACCCCTGTTCATCTCGATGGTGTGATCATCAGTAAGGCTCATGGATTTAATGCAAAGTATATCAAAGATAACTCTCTGGGTGCAGGAGCAGTAATCATTGTCATGCGTAGCGGTGCTGTCATACCATATATTGTAGAAACCGTAACCAAAGCACCACAAACGGATATGCCAGAGGTTCCTTATAAATGGACCCAAACAGGGGTTGATATTGTTGTGGTTGATGCAGAGAATAGTGAAGAATTAAAACTGAGAAATCTGCAATACTTCTTTGAAAAGGTTGATGTGAGAGGACTTTCATCAGGTTTAGTCAAGAAGTTGTATGAAGGAGGGTTTTCCACTGTAGGAGACATTTTAAACATCACAATAGTTGATATGATGACGGTTGATGGATTTAAGAAGACCCTGGCAACGAAGCTACATTCTGCAATACAAGAAAGGTTCAGGACACTTGACATCTATGTAGTGATGGATGCTTCAAACGAGTTAGGGCGAGGTTTTGGACAGAAAAAGATTAAACTAATATGTGAAGCATTTCCGCGTATTCTCACAGAAAAATACCTTCCAACCTTGCAAGAATTGGTGTCTTTAAAAGGTGTAGAAGCAAAGACAGCTACACGTTTTATCAAGAACTTACCTTCTTTCTTCAAGTTTATGGATGACAACAAGATAAACATAACCTATGGGAACAACAAACATGATATGGGAGCATCATCATCAACTATTGGTGTAGAATATGTGAAAAACAAAACATTTGTATTTTCAGGTATACGCGACAAGGACCTTGAAGAATTCATCGAAACAAATGGAGGCAAAGTCTCTTCGTCTGTCACAAAAAACACGACAGTTGTTGTAG